CGACGACGATGGAGGCTCGCCTTGATCTATGAGCCTTTAGGCGAGCGCATGGTCGGCCGCTGGAAGAGCGTCCTGCCGATGATGGGTGTCCCGTCGCAGGTGCTGACCAATCGGCACGGCCCGTGCCCGATCTGCGGCGGGCGGGATCGGTTCCGGTTCGACGACAAGGGCGGTCGCGGAACGTGGATCTGCAACCAGTGCGGTTCGGGCGACGGCACCGAGCTTGTGAAGAAGTTCTTCGGCATCGAGTTCAAGGAGGCTGCGCAGCGGATCGAGCCGTTCATCGGGCAGACGATCGCCCAGGCGGCGAAGGACGAGGCGAGCGACCAGCGCAAGGCCGAATGGTCCCGTGCTCTCTGGAAGCGATCTGTGGCGATCACCGCGGACTGTCCGGCCGGGATCTATCTCGCCGACAGGTGTTCGCTGACCGAGTACCCCGCCTGTCTGCGCTTCGCGCCGGATGAGCGGTACACGGCCGATCCGGGGAAGCGTGCAACGCATCACCCGGTCATGGTCGCCCGGATGACCGCGCCGGACGATAGCAAGAACTGGCTGCATCGCACGTACCTGACACACGATGGCCTGAAGGCGCCGCTGAAGAGCGCCAAGGCGATGATGCCCGGCGCGATCCTGCCCGGTGCCGCGGTGCGGCTGGCCCCGGTCGGAGACATCGTCGGCATCGCAGAAGGGATCGAGACCGCGCTGTCGGCCTCGATGCTGTTCGATGTGCCCGTGTGGGCGGCACTCAACGCGCACATGCTCGAGAGTTGGGTGCCGCCTGCCAGCGCTGAGCACGTGATGATCTTCGGCGACAACGACACGAGCAACATCGGGCAGGCTGCCGCCTACGCGTTGGGCCAGCGCCTGCGCGCACGAGGGATGCCGCTCGACGTGAAGATACCGGACACGCCCGGCGACGACTGGAACGACGTGTGGGCAAAGCGAAAAGGCGACTGGCTGAAGGGATGGCGACCATGAGCAAGACCACGAAGACCCGCAATGGCGACAAGTCCGGTCCTGACGGCACGGTCGTCCAGACACGGCGGCTTAATACCGGCACGCAGGCCATAGCGACGATCAAGGTCCGGTGCGCGCCGGGCACGTTCGAATGGCGGTACGGTCGGCACGGCAATTCGCTCTACCATGCCGGGTCGCAGTTCGCCCGGATCTGGGAGCGCGCCGGCATTGCGTCGTGCGGTTCCTCGGCGATAAGCGATGGCGCTTATGGCGGCGGGGCAGGTGGCATTCCTGACGGTCGCATCCGAGCGCTGGATCAGGCGAACAAGATCAGCAGAGAGATCGGCGGGCCAATGACGCGCCGGCTTGTGGCGTTCTGCGTGGAGGGCCGGACGCCGCGAGAGATTGCGGCGAGCTACAACGATCAGGTCTCGCATCGGCAGGTGTCCGAGACGCTGGACTTGGACCTGCTGGAGCTAGCGAGGGCCATGGGGTTCGCTTGACCTTCTCGGCACGAACCCCTATAACTTTCATCAACATACGGCAGTGTGTTCAGGGCTCGCTTCGGCGGGCCTTTTTCGTTCAGGCATCAGATTTCGCTCGCCTCGCTGAGCAATCACGAAGACTGGTTTCGTCATAAGTGTTCCAGGATCCCTGAGAGCACTGAGCATAAATGCTCATGTTTGTGCGGCGAATAGTGACGATCCCCCGATGGCAGCGCGGGCAGTCATCTCCGGCGCGGTAACCCTTGGTTTCGTCCTCAAGCTCGCTGTCGTCTTTATGCACGGTCCGTTCCCCAGAATGCCAATAGATCGATAATCTCTTGAGCGTCACCTAGCAGCAGCACAAGGCGTCAGCCAATGGCCGCAATCACCTACCCGACGCAGCAGGCCATCGCCTTGGCCGACGTTGCGCCGCTATCCGAGGCCAAGGCAGCCGCAGCCGGTAGCATGAACATGGCGCCCCGTGCGGATCACCAGCACCCGCGCCTCACCTCCGCTCAAATCGCCACGCTCGACAACATGGGCACGCAGACCGTCACCTTCACCCGCACCTTCGACACAGAGCCTGCCATCTCGATCATTGCGGTAGAGAACGACACCAAGAGCCCGCCCGACTTCAAGGTGAAGACCTTCGCAGTGGATGCGAACGGCAAGTACACGGGCTGCACGGTCTACGCGACGCGGGCTCGCCCTCTGCCTGCGCTCAACGCCATCACGGATCTTCTCGGCGGTGTTGTCGGCAAGCTCACAGGCTTCATGCCGAACGAGCCCGCAGCTGGCGTCCGGTTCAGCATCATCGCCCTGCATGCATCGTAGGAAGCAGATCCAGCATGACGCAGGATGACACCCAGCCGCGCCCGGTCGGCCGCCCAACCGACTACCGTCCTGACTACTGCGATCAGGTCGTTGAGGCCATGCGCGCCGGGTTCAGCCTGACCGCGTTTGCCGGGATGATCGGGGTCTCTCGGTCCACGCTCAACAACTGGATGGACGCCTATCCCGAATTTCTGGAAGCCGCATCGCGAGCAAAGGCCGCGCGGCTCCTGCATTGGGAGGAAACGGCCATCCGCGTGGCGAAGGAAGGTGGCGGCCCAGGCAGCGCGACGCTCATCGTCTTCAGCCTAAAGAACATGGCCCCCGAAGAGTACGCGGATAAGCAGGAGATCCAGCACTCGGGCGTCGTCTTCCAGACGATTTACGAGACCGAACCGAAGGGGTGACGACGCACAGCTTTCGTGTCCGCTGGTATCAGGCGCCATTCCACCAAGCCCTGACGCAGCGCACGCACAACCGGCTGATTGCCATCTGGCACCGCCGGGCCGGCAAAGACGAGATCGTCATGAACGCCATGCGCGAGCTGGCGCTGAAGGACCCCGGCACCTACTGGCACTGCTTCCCCGAGCAGAAGCAGGCCCGCAAGGCAATCTGGAACGGGGTGAACGGACATACCGGCAAGCGACGGATCGACGAGGCTTTCCCGCCCGAAATCCGAAAGCGGATGCAGGACGATGAGATGTTCATCGAGTTGCAGAACGGCGCGACGTTCCAGCTCATTGGCTCCGACCGCTACGACAGCACGGTGGGCTCTGGTCCGAAAGGGATCGCCTACTCGGAATGGGCGCTGAGCAACCCGAGCGCTTGGGCCTACCATTCGCCAATGATCCGCGAGACAGGCGGATTTGCAGCCTTCATCACCACGCCGCGCGGCAACAACCACGCCAAGACGATGTTCGATCGCGCCGTGGGAAATGACCAGTGGTTCGCCCAGCGTCTCGGCATCGACCAGACAAGGGCGCTGTCACAGTCCGACTTGGACGAGGCGCTGGCCGAGTATCAGGATCTGCACGGCCCGGAACTCGGTCTGGCGTTCTTCGAGCAGGAGTATGAGTGCTCGTTCGCTGGCGCGATGGTCGGTGCCTATTGGGGCGGTGAAGTCTCGAGAGCCGAGCGCGATGGCCGCATTGGCGTCGTGCCGATCGACCCAAGCCAGCCGGTTCATACTGCATGGGATCTCGGCAAGGCGGTGAACAACCCGATCTGGTGCTTCCAGGTCATCAAGGGCCGCCCGCATATCGTGGACTTCTACCGGCCGGACAGTGACGATCTCGCGGACTGGTGCCGCTGGCTGGATGAGCGCGGATACCACGGCACCGACTACGTGCCGCACGACATCATGCACCCGGTCTGGGGCGCCAAGCGGACCCGCTACGACATCCTAAAGGGACACGGTCGCAAGCCGAAAATGGTTCAGATGGTCAGCGTGGCAGACGGCATCAATGCAGGCCGCGAGACGCTGAAGGTCGCCTACATCGACGAGGGGCGCTGCGCAGACGGGGTCGAAGGCCTGAAGAGCTACCGCCGCGAATGGGACGACGAGCGCAAGACGTTCCGCGAAAACCCGGTGAAGGATTGGGCCGAGCATATCGGCTCCAGCTTCCGCTACCTCGGCCTGTCATGGCGCGACGCGGCACCGGTCTACCAGCCGCCACCGAAGAAACCCGAACTCGTCTACGAGGCCCGCCCGGACGGTTCGATCAAGTCGGAAATGACGGTGCAACAGGCAGTGGACGCGATGGTGCGTCGTAAGAGAGGACACGACCGATGAACGAGACCGACGAACGCGCGCTGGAAAGCGTGGTGAAGCAGTTCCGTGGCGGCGAACATGCGCTGGCTGGCAAGCGGGCGGCGCAGCTGGTCTACGGCAAGAGCGAGAAGCCGAACACGGCCTTCCTCGGCAAGCTGACAGAGGCCGCGCCCGGCATCGAGCGGTACATCTCGCCGGACGGCATCACGCCCCCGACGCCGGACCAGGGCGGCAATCCTCTGGCAACGCAGCCCGAGAACGATCCCGAGCAGAACAACGCCTCAAACGTCAGTTCGGACGAGGCGAAGGCCGAACAGGACGCGATCGACGACACTCTGTCGAAGGGCCGCGACAAGGTCGAAGAGCGCGCCGACGATGCGGACGACGAGGTCGGCGAGACGCGGCTGAACCCGGAAGCGGATGCACCGACCGGGACCCAGCCCGCGTCCAAGCCCGGCGGTGGGCGTCGAAAGCCCGCCTAACCCCGTTGCTGCAGCCTGTGTAGCTCAGTGGTTGAAGAGCACTCTGCTGACAGAAGCTTTCGAGCGGACGTTCAGAGAGGTCGGGGGTTCGATCCCCTCCACAGAGACGCAGCGCACCCAGCCCCGTCAGCTTCGGTTGGCGGGGCATTTTCATGAGGCGATCCGCTCGCATGTCCAACACCGCCACCGACACGACCGAGGAAGGCCGCTCGCTGCGTGAAGCCGCGAAGAAGTGGCTTGGCCGTATCGAGGACGCGCGCAAGCGTGAGAAGAATTGGCGCGACGACGCGTTCAAGGCGGTGAAGGCGTACACGGGCGAGGAAGCGACAGCGGAGACGTCAGACGCAGAGCAGGGCGTCCGCTACGACTTCAACATTCTGTTCTCGAACGTCGAGACGATCGTCCCGGCCGTGATCAACTCGCCCCCGGCACCCGACGTGCGGCGTCGCTTTGGCGGTGACGATCCGGTGGCCCGCGATTACGCCGAGCTGCTGGAACGTGCCATGCGCGTTCAGGTCGATGACGGCCGGCTGCAGACAGAACTGGAGGCGATGGCGCAGGACGGGTTCCTCGCTGGCCGCGGCATCATCCGCGTGCGCTTCAGGTCGGACTTCGTCGGCGGCGAAACCGATCGCGACGAGCTGCAGGCCCGAGAGGGTGAAGACCAGCCGCGAGAGCCGGAAGACGACATGTCTGCGGCGATCGACGAGCGCCCGACGAATGAACGGATCGGGTTCGAGGCCGTCAGCTGGAAGGATTGCGCGCACGGGCCGGCGAACCGTTGGGACGGTGTCCAGTGGTGGGCGTTCCGCCATGCCATGCCCGCCGAGGATCTGGACGGCTTCGCGGATGCGCCGCTGGTGCGCTCGCAGGGGCAGAGCGAGCACGACGACGCTGAGGAGAGCACAGACCGCGAGGTTTGGGAGATCTGGGACCGCAAGACGCGG